TGAATCCATATACTCCATTGGCCATCCTGCACGTACTATTTTATTATTAGTCATGTGCCTAATACGACCAGTTCTTGTATCTACTCCTAGCAAGTTTTCAATGAACATATCGATATGAAAGTCTGTAGCAAAATAGTTGTGATCAACAGCTTCGTAAAATGCTTTCTCACTATGACGCACCCACGGAGTATCACCTATTAGCCTACCTAAAAAGTCTTGTGGATCGTAACTTCCAGCGTGCCATAATGCGTGTATGGTTACTTTTATTTCAAGTAACTCACTCATATATTTTAAATTAATGATGCCAGGATGCCAAGCGTCAGTAAAAATAACATGATCCCCACTAGCAATTTTACCACTGGTAAATAACCGACTGAGCTCTTCGACTTGGCGAGCTTTGTATATGTTAGTACCGCCAAAGTTAAGAAAAGCACCTGGAGTAGTAGCATTGGGAATGTCACTAGGTCCTTCAATAATTGTAACATTGTGTCCTGCCTCCGTTAATAATTTAGGCACGTGAGTCTTCCATTGTCCGGTATATCTGGATTCAACAGCTTCTAGATCTACTAAAAATATATTAGCCATTAGTCTGCATACCCGTCATCTTCATCGATTCGTGTTATTTCAGGAATTTCCCATTCCCACTCTTGACCGTCTTCTAGTTTTTGTCGTGCTATCGTTGTATATTCGATCTCACCTTCATTAAGTTCTTTTTCAAACTTCATAACACTGTCAATGACATCGTCAACATACTCTGGTCGATCTATATGTAGTTGACCTTCCATACACCATTTAAGATGATTAAATTTGTTAACAGCTTTATCACGTTCTGTTGGTTGATTAAATTGATCACTGTTTGGATGCTCTTGTGCTATGTCCTGAATTGTTTTTTCTTCTTTGCCAAAGATACGATCCCATCCATCTGCATATGAGTTAGTGGTTGCTTTTGATATTAACTCATCACCTGTTATGTCATTTTTTGCGGCCATTGTCATTACCTTTTAGTTTATCAAATACTCTTTCTTTTTCCCAATCAGTCTCTTCCTCGAATGTAGGTAGTATAGCATAGATTTCATCGATCCAGCACTTTATTTGGTAAATTTGTTTTTTGTAGCTTGCGGCAGAATCTTCATGCCCGTCTATTCTTGAAGTGTTACATGCTTGAGTTAACTGTGTGATGTGTTCTTTAAGTATTTGGTTTGCAGTTTTTTCAGTTCCGTCATCCTGGTCTAACCAATTAAACTCTTGATCATAATCATACTCATATGAACGATCGTCTCCCATTTATACGAGAAATGTCCTCAAGCCAGTTGTTGCGGAAGTTTTTGCCAAGTTGTTTTTTGGTGTATTGTTGCCAGATGAAACTGCGAAGATTCCAGCAGTCTGCAGGATTATATCTAAAACCCTGTTCTCTACAGAATTGTTCAAGTTCTTCAAGTTGGTCAAAGACTTGTCTGGTAGACAATCTTCTTGGATTAACTCTATCTGCCATCGTGTGTTCCTAATATTTAAATTTAACATTAAGACAACTCTAAAGTATAATCGATTTCACAACCGTTCTCGCCATCTTCTGAAACGTTAATTGTGATCTTTCTGTTAGGATATCTGACCGCGATCTGCGTATAGAGATCATCGGCAATCATTTCACATGATTTATAATCCAACTCAAGAATAGATTGATTATACAAACTTTCAAGCCATCGTTTAAATTGAATGAATTCAATATCCCTGTCATTATGCAACACCTGTATTGCCACTCGAAAGTGGAATATGTGTCTATGGGGGTGTGCCAAAAATGACACATCGTATTCATCGTTAGTATTTAGCTTTGGATCCGTCTTTGCCGCCGGATAGCAATGGATGCCTTCCTTACGAAAAGTCACCCAAATCATACGGTTAGCTCGATCTTTTATACGAATTTGTTGTTCAGCTAATGCTATTTTTCTTTGTTCATTACTCATTATATTAGTTCTAATGCCTCTAACATATCATGTGCATGTGCAATTTTTTCTAATTCTTTTTCAATGGTTTCTACATAATCAATATGCTCAGCAACACCCTGCGGACTTGCTAAAAATAAGTTAATATTAGTTTTTGCTATATCAATTTGATTTTGATATTTGTCTTTAAGATTGTTCTTTAGTGCCTGACTCATGATGATTCTCCCTTAATAATTTCATCGTTGCCATATTCAATCCAATCAGTAAACTGATCATTGGACTGTAATTTTTCTAAATTATGACACCATACACCTTGGTTTGTAGCTTGAAAGTCTATGTCATCAATCTTAACAGTGGCATTTGAATTATAGTCTGTTAATCCTGGTATCTTAACTGATATTTGCGGAATAAATGTATCTTCAAACACTGACAGCGATCGCAACCATTTTTGATTCCAGGTGCAAAACTTGATGTCAAAGTCTAGAGTACATTTATATCCTAAACGTAAACAGTGTAATATCATTTGGTCCCAATTACCAACATTGTCACCATCAAATGATTGGTTGGCTCCGAAGTATAAGTGCTCGCATTTCTCATGTGTGGCGAGATCGATTATTTTCTCCGGAGCCTGAACTCCAACAACAAACAAGGTTTTCAACCCAAACGCAGGTGTCTTTTCAATCTCAATGCCTGTAAAGTAGGTTATTTTTTCTGCTTTGCCTGTTGCGTAATCTCTTTTCATAATATCATTATACTAGTTTTTAGATTTAATGTCAATCTGTTTTTCAATCGTTTGTATTTGTGATTTAACGTGTGCCTTTTCCATCTTTATTTTGTTTAATTCAGTATCGTTTAGATAATTAGTATATCCTAAACTACACTGTTTGTCCAAATCTCGATGTTTAATTTTAAGTGCTTCTAAATGATCTAAGTTACTCATACTTCCTCCATTTCAAGTTTGTCTAACTTTGCTTCATCCAAACTTTCTTCTTCTACTGCATCAACTTCTTGTACATCAAATAAGTTATTGAACATGGTACCTGCGTTAACTGTTTTCTTACCAGTAGCACCACGTGTGCCAATTATTGACATCCAAAATTTACTGTAGTGTTCAATTACTGCCATACTTTCTTCTTTAGTGTCTGCTCCAAATATGGCATCGCATACATCTCTGAATGTTACAGTGTCAAATGTTTCCTGTATCAACATTGCTGGATAGTTACCTTGATCATATGCTCTATTAGCTTGTTGTACTGCATTAAGATGTTGCCAAACATTGTGTCCCATCATGATTGCGTAACTAAAGCTATCCCATGATGTCTTACCTTCTTTACCATTCTTATTTAGGTCACCTGGCTTGTATATACAAATATCTTTCATTTCTAAGTTACAACTTATTGGTGAATCTTTAAATGATGTATGATACCCATCTGCTAATACACCTTGACTGAACTGTCTGGTATCTGTACTATATTTCTTGTCATCAGCAGTAGGTTGCATTCTATAAACCCATTTACCTCTGTCTGGTGTTTCAACATCAGTATAGATTTGACCATTTGCTGTAGCTAGGAACGGTGAAGCACAGTCAAATGATATTGTAAATTTTGGATTATGATGCTTTCTAATACTACGCTGTATGTCAGTTAATAGTGTAGCCCACTCTAGTTTACTGGTTCCTAAGAAGTGCATCCAATCCTGTTTGCCCTCTTCAAGTAATCCATCATGTATAATACTAACTAGTCTATGTAATACCAGATGTATGTCACACATATTTTGTCCACCCATTGACCAACCATTAAAGTGATTGTCTGGATATTGTACTGGATCACAGTATTTCTTCATACGTTGATACCAATCCTCAGCTTCTGTATGATTCTCACCTTGTAATACATTTAAGAACTTACATGCACCTGTACGATTATTAATAAAGTAATCATTGTTGATGTAAGTACCTTGTACTGCTTCTTCATAGCTATTAATATTTGTTGCTTTACGACCTTCTGGTGAACGACATACCCAGGCAGGTATATCTAGTATCATACCATAATCCATGTAAGTGTCCATCCATTTAAGCACTTGTTCACGTTTCTTTTTAGCTTTAGGACATGCAGGATCTTTCCAATCACCTTCCCAAACACCTTTACCAATTTGAAAGCCACCACTATCGCCTAATACCCAAGCACCGGGCTCTCTTTTTCTAACCATATCCTCTTTAGGTGCATCTACAGTAACATCTAAGTTAGCATGTCCTGCTGAATATAATGACCACTTGTAAGTGAACACTCCTTCTTGACTGTTTAACCAGTTAAAGTTTTCCATATCAGGTAACTTAGCAGGCATACGAAGAGGATCAACATAATCGTTGGCTACTCTTTGTTTACCTATAAATGTACCATAGAAACTACTTAATGCTGGTAAAAATATAGCATAGTCGTTTTGTTTTGCTGTTAAGTCGTCGTGTTCTACTCTAGCCATTACTTGCTCTGTGCTGGTAAAATATATTGATAAACTGCTAGTCCGCTATCCACTGTGATCTGTGCCGCACCTTGATCTGAGATATGCACTGTCTTGTCACCAGTAAGATCTAAAATACTAATAAACTGTTTGACAGGCCACGACCATGTTCTAGATAGTTTACCGTTGACGTCTGGTTGGAATATAAAACTACCTGCGTGTGTTGAATGATCACCAAACTCTAGTTTAAGATCATTTCCATCACTCATGGCATTGAATGTAAGTTCTTCAGCGTTAGCCAAGGCCTGATATTTTAATCTTTGTACACCAGCAATGGTAGGTTCAAATTCAATATTCCATTCAACACCTTTAAACTTAACTACTTTAAGTTTCTCTTCAATGATTTCTGATGTCATAAATCTATAATCATTTTTAAAGTCGCCAGCATCATTTTCAAAGTGTAAGCCCACTGGCACTTGACTACCATTACGTTCTTGTTTATTAATTGAAATTTTTGCTTTGTCTTTATATGGTTCCAGTCCTAGCAACACCTTAAGTTTTGACAGATTAGGCATGCCGAATGTTCCTTCAAACTCTGCTACAGGTTGTTTAAATGCCGCTTGCACAACCACTGATCTATCTTCAGCCAAGCCGTCAATCACAGTAGTTTTATCATCACCTGTAATCTTAACTAGGTCTATGCACCCTAGATCATAGGTATGTTCAACTAAATCTAATAAATGATCTCTCATATTCCGTTCCTTATGTTAAAAATTAAATTGCTATAACTAGTATACATGATATTTAGACCGTATACAACCTTATTCGATATTTTTATTCTACCAATTCCCATTCTTTGTCCTCAAACTTTTGTTTTGGCTGTATGTCGACCAATGCAATATAGTTTTTTCCATTGAAGCTAATATGTTGCCCTTTAAGATATCCTTTGTTACTTGCTGACCAAAATATACGTTCTCCCAAGGTCTTTTTTATCTCTTCAAGACGTTGATGTTCCTTCTTTCTCAATATTGCTAGTTCTAGCTTGCCTATAGATAACACACCCCCTCTGATCCTTTCTTCACTATCAATACGTATGTCTATAGCCTCTCGATAAATGCGTTCTTTTTCATCAGCAGTGTATTTTTTAATTCGAGGTGTATCAATGTCATTGAAAATTTTAGCTATTGCTTGTCCTCCACGTATGCTTTTTAATTTTCCAGGTTTACGTATTTCACACCAGTTGTGTTCTTGTGTCTGTGTTTGTATTATTTTAAAACCTAGGTCTTCTATAATAGGTTGTAGTAATCTCCATGGAGTATAGCTACGTTGCCCTTTTTCAAATGTTGCAATATTTCTAGCTAAATCACAGTTATTAAATGTAAACAAAAATACCCCACCTGGCTTTAATAATTTTTCTACTTCAATTAATATCTGTTTAATCATATATAGAGGATAATGATCAATTAAGTTATATGCTGTAACAAAGCCAAACTGTTGTTGCGGAAGTACATCTAAGGTTTTCTTTCTAGGAATAAATTTAGATAGTTGATAAGGTCGTAATCTATTTTGATACACAGGATTAAATTTCTTAATGTAGGGATCCAATAGCTCTTGATAAATGTCAGCTAGATACAAAGGATCAAAAGCACACATAGACTCTACAATATCTTGATCTTCAGGACGAATAATTAGTCCGGGCCATCTCCAATCAACATAAAGATTTATTCTAGATATAAATTGTTTCTTTTGATTATTTGTTAATGACAAACGTCTATTTTGTATTGCTTTTATGTCTTCACCTAATACACGACTTACGAATTTTTTTTCACAACGAGAGAGGTATTCATGTTCTTGATCCAATATCAATTTGTTAACTTGATCTCTATAGTAGCTATAATTATTTTGTAGATTATTGATTTGATTTTGTAACATGATTAAGTCATTGGCTAGTTGTTCTTTATAAACACCATCGCCAAATCTAATATTACTATCTGCTCCCCTGGCTCCCTCTATATCAGTTTGCGATTCGTTAATTTTCTTAACCAAACTTTTACTGCTACGAATAAAATCGTATTGATCTAAACTTGTTTTATACGCAACTAGTTCACTAAGTTTCATTAGAATTCAAATAAGTTATTAAATGTATTTGCTGTTTGTGTTGCTCCGGAAAGATTCCAGTCCAGTACTGATAATAAATTATCTACCTTTTGATCAACAACTGTTTCTTCCATTGCTGTGTCATCAAATGGCAATTCCTTAAACCATTTAGGTATATGCTGTTCATCTGTAGGATATCCTATTGAAGTCCATCCCATTGGGTTCGCTTTTAGTTTACACACAATAATCTTCATACCATCAACAATATTAATACTATAATTATCTGAATTCATTCTACGCATGGTATTCCAGTTCATGCCTGCTCTAACATGCCCTGGCATGTTGGCTTTACCTAGTCGTTTTTCTTCTTTGGTATACTTGGTCAAGTTGTTGACACGTTTAGGAGTACCTTTTTCCCAACCTGGTCGTTCTTTAAATTCATGTTTGAACTTTAATATCTTTTCAATGATCTCTGCACGATCTGCACCTTGTAGAACTTGCTCAAGTACATCACTTAAGAAGTTCTGTATTACTACTGGAGTATCTGAACGTTTAAGATCTAAGCCCATTGCTTTAATCTTTCCAGGTTTACCTTCAAGATCAAAACGTCTGCCCTCAACATCATATGTCATAACAGCATAACGTTTTTTAGTAATAAACAATCCTTTACTGGCTACAATTTCTCTACCACCTTTAATGATAGTACCCATGCTTGATGGAACATGAAATGCTTGTTTCATAAAGTTAGGAAAACTTTCATTGACTGAGTCTGACAATTTATCATACAACTGTATTGCAGATTCCTTGTTCCATTCCATCTTACCGCTTTCAATATCATCTTTTAATACAGGCCACGCACTAAAGTAACAACTATCAGTATCACCATATATAATTGTGTCTCCAGTGTGATCGTACTTGCCTGTTAGTGCTTCATTGATATGTGCGTCCATGTGTTTAGCAATAGCACGCCCTGTTAGCGTAGTTGATTGTCCAATACGTTTGTCAAAGAATCTACAACCAGGATTAAGAATAGCACCATACAAACTGTTCAAGTTAATCTTTTTAACCAACTGTCGTTTATCCCAAAATGCTCGTTGTTTAGGATCAGTTGTTTCTCTCATTGTTGCTTGTAATTCTTTACGTTCTTTGTACCAGCGTTTTAGCAGTCCAGGCACTACTGCTTCAGTTTCATATGTAAAGATAGTGCCATTTGCACTTAGTATCCAAGGATTATTATTATCAAATATCATTTTCCATATATTAGCCGCTGAGTATGTATCTTCTTTACCATTTGCCCACTCAACAGTTATTTCTGTACCTACTTCTTTGGCCATAACCGCTTCGTATTCTAAGCTACCAAACAAACCCTCCCATGCTGATGCAAATGAGTTGCCTTTAGCCATTTTCTCTTTGATATAACGATCAGTCATTATAGGTTGCAGTTGTCCGACAATACTTTCATTACCCATATTTAATGCTTGAATAGCTGACGGATATAGTGAATTAATATCAACGGATCCTATCCAATCATGTAGTCCTTTCTTTGGAAACGCTACATAGGCACCTGCGGCTTGTGTATCCTCTCCTGTTAAGCGTTCTCTTCTGTTTGGTACCACAAGCCCACGTTCATGTGCTTCATTGATAATGGCACTCTCTGTAACAGCCACAGCACCCATTGTTGTTTGCAGTAACACTGTGTTTGCGTGTGCAAGTTCATTGGCTAGGTCAATAAATTTAAGTTTGTCATCTAGTTTTTTAAGCAGTAGAGTATCTTGTCTGTTGTACTCAATGAATGTTTCAAAGTCATTGTTATACAGTTGGTCTAATGTTCCTTCATAATTTGTTTTACGTTCTTGTAGTTCATGTTCACCAATAGCATCCAACGAATACGAATGACGTTCTTCATATGTGTACTTACGATACAGTTGCATATAATCCATATGTACACGACCTATCGTATCAAAGGTTAAATTGCTAGCACCAAAACGTTCAAACTCACGCTTCTTAGGCAGTTGATTCCATAAACAAAAACGTCTGGTATCATCTTTTGATAACACTTTTGTTACCCTATTAATACAATAAGGAATATCATATCCTTCGCTGTTCCATCCAGATAATATATCAGCATCTTCTATTAGATCTAGGAATGTACCTAATAGATCTTGCTCACGTTCAAACAAAAATGTATCGTCAAATTTATCACAAATGGTCTGTGCTTCTTCCCAACTCATACCTTTGGGTGGTAGTGCTAGGGTAACCATTTTCTCCATCCAATCTAGATATATTGATATAGCCGTAATTGGATTGAACGGATCTTCTGGACGACTGTATCCTTTTTCGGGATCAAAGTCAACCTCAATATCAAAAAACGCTATATTAAGTTTAGGTGCGTCAACACCTTGATAGTTATCTGCTAAACAACGGAATACAGGATTGATATCACTTTCAAACAGTTTCTTATCACTTTGTATTTTAACTTCTCTATGAAACTCTTTAGCTGAACGTGTAGCAAAGCGACTCACTGGTGTGCCGTAAATTGACTTATGCTTTCCTTTTTGATCTTCATAATAAAACACATAACTAGCAGGAAACTCGGTAAACTTACGTTCCCCGTCTATTCTTTCTACGATATGTATCTTGTCGCCGTTGCGATCAAATAATGCGTCTATATAACTCATTCATTTCCTTGTTGTTTGTAGTATTTTACACTCGTAATAAGGTCAGTGTCAACCTGGCAGTAGTCGTTTACCTTTTGTCTTAACTGTTTATTATGTCTCAGAAGATTAGTAAAATAGTTGATAACTTCTCGTTTAATACCAGTAGATTGATATTTCTTTTCACTTGTATCTAATGTATTTGTAATGTCTTGTGTCTTTAGATGGTAGCTTATATTAGCGTTAAGATCATCATTATGTTCAAAGAATATACCATGTTCTGTATCAATCCCCTCAAGATACATTGATTGACTTTCTGTATGTTCGTCTAGAGCTATTCTTGCAAAAATTAAATTTATTAAAGGTTGTGTGATATGATCTTTCCAAGATGTCATTGAAATTATTGATCGACGTAATAAAAACTCAGATATTCCACTTGTCCATCTACTAACAGGATCTCTCAATACTATTACAGGAGTGTAATTTTTTTCTAATAAATTGTCTGTGTGATAGTTTCCTAAAACAAAATTATACTTTGGTAATTTTTCTCTAAGCCAGGTGCTTGCATTTTTGGGTATTAATACATAAAACTGTTTGGTATTATGGTTAATTAAACACTCACCGTAGACGTGTGCATCAAACCATAGGTTATGAGACTTCCAATATGTTTGCCAATTTTTTATTTTCATTTGTCCTAATCACTTATGGCTGATCAACCTCTACATGCTCTTAGGTGAGCGAAACCTGTTACCACCAACCAACTACTGTTTGCTAAAGAGTGCGTCCAACAGTAGTAAGTATAGTTTCTAGTGTTTCATGATCTTGTTGCTCTTGTTGAAATTCTGACTTGTATGCTATTCTTAATGCTTTGTTTAATATACTAGGCTTAACATTTAATTCTTCAGCTACTGCTCTAACCGTGTCTTTTAGCCCGCCTTGTAATGTTTCGACCTCAGTCATAACACCTAAACCTTCATTGATAAGATTTTTAAGTTTTGCTTGTTGGTCTGAATTGAATACTGTACTCATTGTGAATCTCCTTGTTAACAATACTACTATTAATTATAGCATCGTTCATTGGAGAGTCAAATTATTCTGGTTAAATACTTAGATGATTAAACCTACTTTACCCTTTGTTGAAACAATGCTGACCCAAGTATGCAATCTAAGTTGCACTGGGTGTACTAACTACTCAGATTTAAAATTTGGAGGATTTGTTCCCTGGGAACAAGGTAAAGAAGATCTATCTAAATGGTTAAAAAAGATTAATATTTCTGACTTTGGACTCATGGGTGGAGAACCGTTGATCAATCCTCAAGTTCGAGAATGGATCTCTGGCACCAGAGAACTCTTACCAGATAGTCAAGTACGCTTTACTACCAACGGCTTATTACTTGAAAAACATTTTGATGTAGTAGATCTAATGAAAGAGATTGGGAATTCGGTATTTAAAATAACAGTTCACGTTGATGACCAAAGAATAAATTCGGCCATTGATAAAATTTTTAAGAGATACGATTGGGAGTCTGTTACCGAATATGGCATAGATAGATGGAAATCGGGTACTTTTAGATTTCAGATCAATAGACCTACACATTTTACTAAAAGCTATAAAGGAACATACGACAATATGGAACCGCATAATTCCAATCCATCTACTGCGTTTGACGCTTGTTGCCAGCAACAGTGTCCTCTATTATATAATGGTATAATATATAAATGTAGCACCAGGGGGCTACTCAACGACGTATTAGATAAAGTTGGACAACAGAATAATGAAAGTTGGAGTCCGTATTTAGATCAACCTGATACTATGATTACTCCGCAGTCTGGTCTGGGTAGCATTAACAAGTTTATTAACAACTTTGGAAAACCTCACTCAATATGTAGAATGTGCCCTGAAGAAGCAACAGTTAATCATATATCAACAGTGACATTTAAATGAAAAATAACCTCTATTTAATTCAAGTTTCTGATAGCTATGGTCCAAATAAGTTTTTACCATTGGCTGTTAGTTATCTATGGACTTATGCTCAGAAAAATGCTAAGATCAAACAGAACTGGCAAGTCAAAGATGTTATTTTTGAAAAGTTACCAATTAAAAAAATAGTATCAACTCTTAAAGAACCTAAGGTGGTAACTTTGAGTTGTTATGTTTGGACCTGGGAATATAACAAACAATTAGCTTCGGCTATTAAAGAAAAATACCCTAACTGTTTGATAGTAGTAGGTGGTCCTCAGGTCAGCAAATATGATTTAGAATTTTTTAAAAAATATCCGTATTTTGATCTAGCTATTTTAGGTGAGGGTGAATTAGCATTCGCTGATATATTAGATAGATACCCTTCCGGAAACTATGAGAATATACCACATGTAGTTACTAGAAAAAATAAATTATCCCCTCCTGCTCGTACAAGACAACTAGACGAAATACCTAGTCCTATACTGACTGGATTTTATGACACTATAATTAAAAAATATAAAGATACACATAAAGAAGATGTATTTTGGCAAGTTACATTTGAAACACTTAGGGGATGTCCTTATAAGTGTTCATTCTGCGACATAGGAGATGACTACTGGAATAAGATCACTAAGTTTGATCTAGAACGTGTCTATGAAGAAATTACTTGGATGGGAAAAAATAAAATCGAGTATGTTACTGTTTGTGACAGTAATTGGGGTATGCTACCTAGAGATGTTGACATAACCAAACATGTTATTGCTACAAAATTAAAGTACGGGTATCCTAAATTTTGGGACATTACTTGGGCAAAAAGCAATAGTGAACGTATCTATGAAATTGCGATGTTAGACAAACAAGCTGGCACAAGATTATTCAAAGGAATCACCTTCTCCATGCAAAGCCTTAATAAGGACACTCTCACAGCTACTAATAGATTTAACCTCAAGGACGATGTCGTTAAAGATTATTTACAAAAGTACCAAGAAGAAAATATTCCAACATATAGTGAACTTATATGGCCTTTACCACATGAAACAGTAGACACTCTTCAGGAAAGTATACAACAATTAATAGACTACGACCAAAAAGACTTTTTAATGGTCCATCCATTGGTGCTCACTAACAATTCTCCTATGGCACAACCGGATTATATAGAAAAAAATAAATTAAAATATAAAAATGTTCCACTTGACATATTTTGGTTAGAGATCAAAGACGTTAAGAGTTATATTATGGAAAGTGTCGACGCAGTCTATTCAACAAATACTGCTACTTTTGACAGCATGCTGGAAGGTCACATGTTTAGTTTTTGGTTGATATTACTTTATTACTATGGTTGGGGACATTACATAATAGAGACTTTAGCCAAACATGAAAATATAAAACAAACAGAAGTGGTTAAATTGTTAATGGATTATGTAGTTAATAAACGAAAAGGATTGTTATGGGAACAGCATACCATCACTGAATCAGGAATTAAAAATGTATTCGATGATAATAGCTTCTGGGGAACATACATTGATGGAGTTTATTGGGAATATAAATCCGCTAGTTGTATTGCGTTTCACCATAATAGAACTGATTTAGCAAAAGAACTTACAGAATTCGTTGAATTGACTTTTAAGTTTCCCAAGGCAAAAGAGTTAGTTGATCTTAATTTGTCACTGTGTGCTGACTGGAGAGTTGAGTATCCTATAAAGATAGATGTTGACCGTAACCTAGCTAACACAGTATTAGGTATCGATGCTGATAATTTAGTCATTGATCATTGGGATAATTTAATAACCGATGACAAAGAATTTTGTCATGTAGCATACCATTATCAACGAAAAAATAGATACTGGAAATGTAATGTTAAACCAGATCAGTAAATATCGTTATGCCAGTCTTAGATGTATGTCCACTGGTAGCACAATGTAATTGTGTCCTGTCAAACACTATAGCTTCTCCGGTTACCCAAGGAACGATTTGATCTAGGCTAAGTCCCTGTAGATCATCATAAACAATATGATTAAGATGTTGGTTATAGACCTTTTGATCTATAGTTTTTTTGGGATCGTATCCTTTGATTTTTTCATATTGATTAGTTCGAACATCAGTTTTAGTATAACCTGTATTGTTTAATCGAGTCTCGATGAGATTTTTAATGTATGCATCTGTATAATTTGAGAATAAACTTAAATTTCTATTCTGTAAAAATTCTTTAAGATTAACTTTTACAGGATTATTGTCGCAGTCAAACACTGTATAATCTAAAGGATTAAATTTTTGACGTGTAAACTTAGCACTTGGAAACAACCAATGATTATTAAAAAATGCTGTTCCACTGTTTGCTGTCACTTCCAATGGAATCAATATGGCTTTATATATAGGTTGATCAAGTACTCCGCTATCAGCATGTAATCCAAAACTAATCTTAGAATGATTAAAGATTACTTCTTCTACTAGATATTCTTTATCTAGTACCTGATTAAGTATTCTTTTAATAATGCCCTGCGGCCAATGATCTTTATCCCAATGAGGATGCTTACTAACAACATCAGGTCGGCTGTCTGTTCTATCATCAACTAATCTAAAATACTCTAGCAGACTAGCAATATCATCGTCTGTAATAATATCTTTATAAACATCAACCATTGATGATTTCTCGCATTGCTTTATTCCATTCAATGTCATTGGTATATAGATCAACACATCTCTGATAGTTATGTTCTCTAATATCTTTAGTACACTCAAATAATTGATCTATAGTGTATCGACTGTTAATATCTGTTATAGTGTCAACTATTTGTCTAGTTTTGTCAAACAACGAATGTTGATCAAGTTCGTCCCAGCTTTCATTCCAGAGACTGCTAAACGTTTTAAATCCTAATTTGTGTAAATTTTTGTAAAAATATTGACTAGAATAAACAACAAAAGGTTGTTTTAACAGCATAGGTCTTAATACTTTTTCGCTTGGTATAAAAACTTTGTCACTGACTGCTGATTCGCACACTATGTCTAAACAAAAATTAAGACAAGTTTGATTGTGTGCTAAGTTATCCAGCTCGTGTCCATCAACAGTTGGATTCATAAAATCAATTAAATCGCTTTGATTAAAGTGTTGTAACTTTTTTATAAAGTCCAGATATGATATTCCATGACGCCTTAATACCTGATCTCCACACGATTGTCTCCAATAGTCAATGGTGTTTAACGTGTGTTCGTTAAAGCCAATTTTAGAAAATAAGTCTAACTCTTTTAAATCTGATAGCCCAACTAACAAACTTAATCTATGTTGATCTGGACGTTGTATGCAGAATCCAAATTTATATTTTGGGGAGGAGCATTCTAACTTTGATTCCACAGTACTTGCTACAAAGAGATGATCTGCTTCAATTGCGAATGTTTTTATTAATTTAAATTCGCCGGAACAGCAGTCTAATGGATTGTCACTGTAAAAGGTAATCTCATCAAATTTATCATTGAGAATACCTTTAAGTTCTTCTATGTCTAAACAAAGAAGATTTGAGAATTGATTGTCAGTGAAATATAAATCTAACTTTCGATCAGCGGGATTATATTGTTTAAATATCTCAGCAAGTATTATGCTCTGGTAGATTCTTTTAATCTCAAAGTCTGAATCATAATTCCTGACAGGATCAAGTTGCCAACTATTGCATATTGTAACCTTCATTAATTGGCGTAGGTTACTTTCTGAGTAAATTGGTTAGGCTTTTTTTAAGTTGTTCTAACTCTTGATTGTGATACTTGTCAACTAGTGCCTGACCTGCAATATCAGCTTCTTCTTGATCATTTTCTTTATCCAAACGATCAACATCTTTTTCTAA